ACAAACAGGTAGTACTTATATTACAGGAACATTGACTGTAGGTTCCACAGCACAGTTCCGAGATATTAAAAGTGATACTAATATTATCACAACAGCTGTTGGTAATAACAATTTAATATTAAAAGCCAACGGTTCTGGCATAGTCATAATCCCAGATGACGATGTTAGCGTTAGTCAAACACTAACAGTTACTGGAACTACAAGTACTACAACTATTAATAATACAGGTACAGTTACTTCTGGTGTTTTCAGTACTGGCAATATAAGAATTACCACAAACAATATTACCACAACAGTTGGTAATACTGATCTGGTACTTGAAGCCAGCGGCACTGGAAGAATTTATGTTCCTAGTAACGATGTTACTATTGGAAAAACTCTAACTGTTACTGGTTTAACAACCTTAGTTAATACTGGAATTACCGGCACATTAACTCATGTTGGTGCAACAACACGCACAGGCGACGTAACGCAAACTGGAAGTTATACCCTAAATGGAAACTTAACCGTTTCAAATATTGCACAATTTAAAGATGTTAATATTACTAACAATGTAATTACCACTACATTGACCAACAGTAATCTACAACTAGGTGCTGCGGGTACTGGGATTATTTCTGTACCAACCAACAATGTCACTATTGATAATAACTTAACTGTTACCGGTACTACATATACTGCTAATATTAACAACAGCGGAACAGTAACAGCTGGAACATTTAGCACCGGTAATATTAGTATTAATGGAAATACTATTCAAACTACTGTTGGCAGTAGCAACCTACAACTGCAAGCCGCAGGCACTGGCTATATTCAATTAGAGCAGTTTGACGTACAAGAAAACGAAATTAGAATCAACACTGGTTCTGATATGGTACTAACACCTAACGGTACAGGTATTGTTACTGTCAATTCTACACAGAGTATTAAATTACCTGTAGGAAATACAGCAGCTCGCCCAACAGGTGCTGCCGGTATGGTTAGATTTAACAGCCAACTGTCTCGCTATGAAGGTTACAACGGAACTACATGGGTAAGATTAGATGGTGTTGAAGATGCAGACGGTAATACTAAAATTACAGCAGAATCAACACCTGGCGCAAACGATAATACTATTCGCTTTTACACTGATGGAACACAGGTTGCAGATTTAACATCAACAAGATTAAATGTTATTAACGTTGATGTAGATGCAATAAACATTAATAATAATGTTATATCAACAACTACCACTGATACTAATTTAGTGTTAAACCCTAACGGTACAGGTACTGTGCGCACAGGTAATTTTTCAATCAGCGGAAGCACAATTACAAATACTGTAAATAACAGTATAACATATTTTAATCAAACCGGCGACGGATACGTTAAAATTAACAGCACTGGCGGATTTGTAATCCCAACAGGACTAACCACTGAACGACCTCCGTTATTTGACATAGGTATGATGAGATACAATACCGATCCGGGCAACTATCGTGTTGAAGTATGGGACGGTGCAAACTGGGTTAATGCAGGACAAGCAGCAGGTGGTGGGGTAACACTTGCAGAAGCACAAGACATTGGAATTGTCAGTGCAATTATATTTGGATAAAGAACATGGCATCATTTTTTAGAAATAAAGTAGCTAAAGAAATAGGAACAACTCCTGTTCAAGTACTAGCAACAGCACCAAATAGTCGAATGACCGTTATTGGTATGAGTTTAGCTAACTTAACAACTGGAATTGTATTAATAGATATTGAGTTAACTGACGATTCTGAAGTCACAGGCTATTACGCTAAACAAATTTTAGTTCCTCCTAACTCTAGTTTACGTGTCGTGAACGGCGGTGAAAAATTAATTTTAGCAACTAGTAACAGCTTGACTATTACCGCAAATGTTGCAGATGCTGTTGATGCAATTATTAGTTATGTAGAACTAATCTAAGGAATTATTATGACATATTATATTGGACAAAACAATGCATTGGGTGAAATACTAGGTGAAGGTAATCCTAGATACTTCTATGCAATTCGTCGAGATGACGACGGCCTATTATACTTTGCTAAAATTGATCAACTCACTGACTTAGGATCTATTACTGTTAACAACTCGGGTCTAACAGAAAATGACTATACTGATTTTGAATACGGGGTAGATTTCTTTGAAGGACGACTAGCAGAAGATCATTCAAGACCATATAGCAACTTACAATGGGATCAATACCGTTGGGACAGTAAAAATGTATATTATTACATCAATACCGCCGGAGAATTTATAGTGCGTATTAATCAAGCATATGTATATCCGCCCGAACTAATCGTAACTCCATAATTAATTAACGTGTAAATAGAGAATAAGGAATATAAAATGGCATCAGAATTTAAAATTGGCAGACTGCGATATACATGGAAAGGTGTTTGGACAACAGCTACTTTCTATAATAGAGATGCGGTTGCATCTTATAACGGAAAAACATATGTATGTATAGTACCACATACGTCTACCGATTTTTATGCCAACTATCAAAATATAGAGCCAAGTGGTGAAGTTAAACCGTACTGGGTAATAATGCTGGAAGGTACTAGCTGGAAGGGAGATTGGCTACCTAATACATTATATACTTTAGGTGCAATTGTGCTTTATGGTGGGGCCGTTTTTAAATGTATAGTAAATCACACAAGTACATCTACTATAACATTAGCCAACTGGGAATCCTATGTTATTGTTAACAGTACATGGATTGGCAATTATTCTTTAAATCATTTTTATAAACTTGGCGATACTGTTAAGTATGGCGGTATTGTTTATCGTTGTACCACAGAACATACCTCATCTAATGTAGTAACATATCCAACATATGTTAATTGGGAAATTGTAGATTCTGGTATCGAATATAGAAATACCTGGTCATCTACTAGTGTAGCATATAAGATTAATGATATTGTTAAGTATGGTCCAGATTTATGGATTTCAAGACAAGACCATATTTCTGCACTACCATTTGATGCAACCATTGATCCTCTAAATGTTACAGCAATTTGGCAACTATGGATGCCAGGTATTGATTATAGTGCAGCCACTACATGGGATGCAACTATTATATATCAACCAGGCGATACTGTAAAATACGGTGGGTACTCATTTATAAATTTAAAAGTTAATAATATTAACACTGTACCATCAACTCACACACAAGGATTAACTCCAGAGTGGCAGTTATTAACTACGGGGTACGACTTCAATGATGAGTGGTCAACCGGTGTTTCTTATAAGATTGGATCAGTAGTTCGTCGATCCGGTAATTTATTTGAGGCATTACAAGATAATGCAGCACAAGACCCTACTGGTCTAATTGTAACTACTACCTATACCGCTGCCGGTAGCAGCGGTATAACTCTAATTGTTAACGATACTACCGACATATATCCTGGAATGATTATTTCCGGTGTTGGATTTACTAAAGGACAATTTGTTACTAGCGTAACAGACAGCGTCACATTAACAATTAGTCAACCACCTTACTCTACCATTGTTGACAATCAACAGGTATCATTTGCAGGAATTAACGGTGATTACTGGGTACCTCTAGTACCAGGTACTCGCTGGAGAAATAGATGGGTTGCCAGTACTAGTTACGTAGTAGGTGACTTAGCAGTTTGGGTCAATGCTACCTATCGTTGTATTAGAACACATACATCTGATGTTGCTAAAAGACCTGATAATGATGTAAGAACATATTGGGTAGTTGAACTAAATCACGACTACTATAATGTATTAAACATTAAAGGTGATATTATTGTTAGTGTAGCCGGACAAAATCGTGCCCTCCCTATAGGACAAGAAGGTTACTTGCTAAAGTCAGTGTTGGGCGTACCAACATGGTCAAATGTGTTCCAATCTCCTGCACTATATTATGTTGCTCCGTCGGGCACCGACGCAGTTACTAGTGGGTATACTTGGGATAATCCTTTTAAAACAATCAAATATGCATGTGAAAGAATTGCAGCTGGCACGTTAAATTCCACTGCAAAAGCACTACTAAAACAAAACAAAGATTTTATAGTTGAAGAAGCATATGGATGGCAGGTGGCACAAGCATTTCCTCAATCACTTGACGCTACAAGAACAAGGCGCGATTCAAGATACTTGATGGATGCAATTATATATGATCTATCAAGGGGAGGCAATAGTCAAACCATTGCATTTACAGTTGCCTTTTTTGATAAAGAGTATGGTAGTAAATTTATTACGCCAGCAGTTGCTATAGAAATTGTTTATTTTATATCAACAATAACTCAAATATTTTCACTAGTTACTACTGTTTTAAATAATACAGTAGTTGGTACACCGTATCAAACTGTGTTCTCGCAAAACTTTGGAGAAGTTACTGATTTAGCCACAGTAATTACATCAGTACAATCGTATCAAAGTATAATTGTTACTGCACTAACTAATAAAAATATTAGCAGCATACCTCCAGAAAATCAAGGACTAACTGCAACTTTGATGATCAAGACTGGTAACTACCATGAAGAGTTACCTATTGTTGTTCCTGCAAATACTGCCCTTAATGGTGACGAACTACGCAGTGTAATAGTTTATCCTAAAAACATCATCAACACAATTGCAACTAGATCAGTTGCCGGGTCAAATTTATTTACTGTAGTAACTACGGAGGGTATGGGCCCTAATACTCCAATTCAGTTTGTATCAATAAATCCAGTATCTGGATTTAGTAGCGTTTTTAGTGGACTTACTGCCGGACAAACATATTATGTTATTGGTACTTCTATTACAAGCACACAATTTTCAGTAAGTACAACTCCGGGCGGTGCACCGGTTACGTTGTCAAACATTACCGGACAAATGAAAATATTTGGCGGTGATGCATTGAAAGACATGTTCCGTGTACAAAACGGAACAGGCATTAGAAATATGACATTGTCTGGACTGTTAGGTACACTTACAGCCCCAAACGCATACACCACACGTAGACCAACTGGAGGTAGTTTTGTAAGTCTAGATCCCGGACTCGGAGCTAACGATACTAGCGCATGGATTTATAGAAAAAGTCCATATATTCAAAACGTAACAACTTTTGGTACAGGGTGTACAGGTTTAAAAATTGACGGTAGCTTGCATTCTGGCGGCAACAAATCTATCGTATGTAACGATTTTACACAAATTGTAAGTGACGGTATCGGAATCTGGTGTACAGGACCAGGAGCATTGACTGAAGCAGTATCTGTATTCTCGTATTATGCATATTCTGGATATTTTTCTGAAGCCGGCGGACGTATACGTGCTACTAACGGTAACAGCTCATACGGTAATTATGGAGTAATTGCTGAAGGATATGATACTACTGAAGTTCCAGTAACTGGCACAGTTTATAACAGATATTACGAAGCCACCGCAACTCCGCTAAGTGCATTAGGAGCAACTGCTAATATTCTCAAACTTCAATATAGCCATGCAGGTCAGGACTATCTAACTCCTACTACTAATTTACTAAAGTATAGTAATTCATTTACAAACTGGACAAGTGATGGTAATATTACGTTAGTACAGTCAATTTTAAACCCGTACATTAATCAATCAGACGCATGGCTTGCAACTGGCAATACTTCAGGAACTGACAGTAGTTATTTTGCTCAATCAGTTACTATAGCGCCGTCCGGAGCTTCATATACTGCATTGAGTGGTACTAACATAACAGGTGGCGGGTTAGGAGCAACTTTTGATATTATTGTAACCAGTACACAATACATTGTGACTATTAATGATGGTGGTTCTGGTTATGTTGCAACTAATCAAATTCGTGTCTTTGGAGCACAGTTAGGCGGAATTACTGGAGTTAATGATCTAGTGATTACAGTTACTGAATTATCAGGAACTACTATTACTAATATTAGCTCTGACGGGACAGTTCAGGTGGGTAGTATTCAACCGTATACTGCAAGCATTTTCTGTAAGCAAGGTACTGCAAATATATTTGATTTATTTGCTACATTTAGCGGATATTCAACAGCAACAAGTAAGATTAGTTATAATTTTAGTACAAATACCATAACTGCAGGAAATGCTACAGGCGGAATGATTCCATCTGTATTTTCAATAACTCCTGTATCTAGTAATCCTGGTTGGGTTAGATTATCATTCCGTTTCTACGATGTATCCGGTCTAAATACCAGTTTACAAATAAAAATTTACCCAAGATCTCAACTTGGTAATTCTGGATATACATTACTATACGGAGCACAGTTAGAATTAGGTACTAGATTAGGTTTTTATCAAAGAACTACTACTGGAAGATATACTGGTTATGCAAACTATGATATTGTGGGAGCTGGTAGTGGAGTAGAATTGGTTGCAGACGAGCTTAGACATAACGGAATATATCAAACTCGTTTATTAGAAGTTAATACAATAACTGGAGGCACAGGATACAAGTTAGCAACCAATAATGCACAAGCAGGGACAGCATCAAGTATTACGATTGCAGGCTCAGATGTAGCTGGTTCTAAAGATTATCTTGGCATGAGAGTATTTGTTAACAGCGGAATTGGCGCAGGACAATATGGAACAATCTCAAACTATGATGCCACTTTAAAAATTGCTTCAGTATTAAAAGAATCATTTACTCAATTAGACATAACAGCTAGTTCATCTACAGGTAATATTTTTACATTAGCAGGGCTATCCGATGTTTATTCATTGTATTCTAATCAACCTGTACAATTTGTTCCTACAACATATGATACTACCGTAACACTAGTGGGCCAAAGTTCAGTATTAGTAATTAGCACAATTGGCGGTCAGACTAACACTATGTATGCAGATAGTACTGCACAACTAACTATTGATATGCCTGTAAGATTCTCAGGAACAACATATGGCGGAGTGACTTCAAACTTTACATATTACATAACGTCAATTATTGATAACAATAATATTCAAGTAGCATTAACTATTGGTGGCGCTGCTATTTTCTTAAACAATGCAGCCGGTAGCATGTCATTAAACTATCCTTCAAATACTAGTTATTTAGGTGGATCAACAACTAATATGGATATAAATTTACCCATATATTTTACGGGACTAGTCTTATCTAATATTGTTGCCAGTGCCGACTATTATATTAATGATGTAATTGATAGTAATAATTTTACTATATCGGAATCATTGGTAACTCCGACAGCCACTGCTACTACTGCAATTAGCAATAGCATTACTGTTGATACTAGTGATACGTTAGTTCCGTTGAATCCAATTAAATTTACAGGAACCACATTTGGTTCAATAGTACCTAACACCAAGTATTATATAAGTCATATTATTGACTCTACAAAAATCACAATCTCCGGAGTTGCATTAACTACAGTTGCAACTGCAACGCAAGATCAAGGAGATTTAATTACGGTAGGTGATACTACAGGATTTGTAATAGGCAATCCAATCATATTCACGGGAACTACTTTTGGAGGAATTGTTAACGACCGAGTATATTATGTTTCATACATTAATAATACTACCTCATTAACTGTCAGCTCAACATCTTCAGCAGTATCTTTATCAGTGACAGCTACATCAGCATCAATTGTATTGAGTGGTACAACATATACTAATGTTATCACAGTTGGATCATCAAGTAATTTAACTCCAATGTATCCTGTAACATTTTCAGGAACTACATTTGGTGGATTAGTTACCGGTCCTACATATTTTATAACTAGAATATATGATGCTACCCATATAGCAGTTACATCGTCAATTCTTTCAGTAACTGCAACTGCAACAGCACCAACATCAAATTTGATTACAGTAGATAGCACAGCTGGATTTGTTGCTAATAATCCAGTTATATTTGGGGGACCAACATTTGGCGGACTAGTATCAGGTCAAGTATATTTTGTTTCTGCAATTAACGATGGCACAACATTTACAGTTAGTGCAATTTCTGGAGGATCGGCAGTGCCATTGACATTAGGAAGTGGTTCTATTACTGCAAGGACCCCTATTGCAAACACTGTATTAAGTTCGGCTAGTGGATCTATGGTTGGCACTACTAGAGCCAGTTCAGTGCCAATTGCACTATCTACTGCTACTGGATCTTGCATTGTTAGAACAACTGGACCACTACTTATAGTTACTACAGGAACTGGGGTGTTAACTGGAACAAGTACTACCGTAAAGAAATCATTAACTAGCAGTGCTGGTAGCATGGTTGGTACATTTAGTGTGCCACTACTAGGTGGAATTGTCTTAGGAACTACTTACTATATCCGTACTATTTCTATAGGTGCATCAAATACTTTTACTATTACAAGTGTAAGCGGCGGCTCTAGCAATGTTACATTAACCGACACTAGCGGTTCTATGAAAGTAGGACATGTAGGATGGGATCATGTAAATCCTGGAACTCCGCTAGTAGCTTCATTTGATTCAACAAGTATCTATAGCATAGAGCCTCGAATTGTATATTCAAAACCAGGATTTATGGCAACATCATCAGTAGGAGTTACACAAGCCCCTGGCACACAGTACGTGTCAGTAGGATACGGAAATGGAAAATTTGTTGGGCTTGCAAATAATGATGCAACACTTGCAGTTAGTACAACCGGCACCAGCTGGACCCAGCAAGCATTACCATACTCGGCATCATGGACTAGTATTGCATATGGTGCTAGTTATTGGGTAATTACCTCGTCAGGAGGTAGTGCTATTTCTGGATCTAGAGTAATATACTCAAACAGCAATTTAGCAACATGGAAAACATCTTACTTGCCGTCGATTAGTACCTGGAGTTATGTAGCATACGGCAACGGAATATTTGTTGCCATAACAAATAATTCTGCAAGTGCGGCATATTCAACAAATTTTGGAGCCACATGGGTTAGTGCAACAGGTTTACCAAATGCCACATGGTCAGGGCTGGCATACGGAGGTGGTATATTTGTTGCAATAACAACAGGCGGCACACAAGCTGCTAGAAGTATAGATGGCACTACATGGACATCTAGTACATTACCTGGCTCTACTACTTGGTCTAGTATTGCATATGGTAACGGAAGATTTGTTGCAGTATCGTCAACTTCATCTAAAACAGCATATAGTTTTGACGGCATCACATGGGGTCAATCGTTGTATACCGTATTGGGAACAAATGTTGCCTACGGATCTGGAATATTTGTATTAGGAGGCGACGAAACACTTGGTCCAGTTGCTTATATAAGCGAGGACGGGATTGTATGGAGTAGAAAAACTGCGGTGCCAAACATAGGACCTATGGTTTTTGGAAATACTACACTAGGCGGCACATTTGTTTCGGTAAAAGGACAAAGTTTTGCAACAGCTATTGATGCTGGTAGTCAGACTAAAGCAAGACCTACAGTAGTTGCTGGCAGAATTACTGAAATTAATGAATTTGATCCTGGATCAAATTATTTAACTAATCCCACAGTGACCATTGTTGATACTAACGCTACAGTATTAGCGTCAGTAACTCCATTAAAAGGGTCAGGTGTACTTGGAAATCCTACATTTATTAATAGAGGAGCTGGATACAATACCAATACTACTACAATTACAATTAATGGTGACGGCTACGCTGAAAAATATCAAACCGGTTTAGGTGTCATTGTATCTGGATTATCAGTATTACCAGTGGCTGGCGACAATCTTGCAATTACCGGTAATGATACAATCTATAAAGTAACCTCTGCAACACTATTAGATGGTACAGTTACTCCTAATATACTTGCTAAAGTATTTGTATCTCCAGAAGTAACAGTTGGATTGTCCCCTGCACATCTTGCCGCAGTATCAATTAGAACAAAGTACAGTCAAGTACGATTAACTAACCATGACTACTTGAATATCGGATACGGAAATTTTCAAGAATCAAATTATCCATTATTACCAACTACTACAGAATTATCACAACAGAACGAGGCGGTTGATGCTAACTACGGTCGTGTATTCTACTCATCAACTGATCAAGACGGCAACTTTAGGGTTGGTAAACTCTTTGCAGTTGAGCAAGCTACTGGTATTATTACTCTAAGTGCTAGTCAGTTTGGATTAAGTGGATTAAACGAGTTGAAGATTGGTGGAGTTGCTGTCGGCGGCAACAGTGTTATTATTACTCAATTTAGTACAGACTCTACGTTTGTTGCCAATTCAAATAGCATTGTACCAACACAAAAAGCAATTAAAGCATATTTAGGTGCAAAATTAACACAGGGCGGCTCTAATACATTTACCGGACAACTAATTGCTGGTACTGTATTAATTGGTGGGCCTGACAAAATTTCTAGCACAATTGTTGAAGGCAACGACGGCTGGCACGTAAGAATGCCTCGAGTAGTGAATGTAAAAGGCATAAATGACGGCAATGGCGGCGGTGCAGGCGGCTGGGATGGCGACGGGATGGCGATGATGTATTTCCAAAAGAGCTTTGCTGCTGGAAATATAGAGCAATAAAATCAAAATAATAAACTAAGATAAATATAATGTAAAAGGACGGAAGCAAATGGCTGAATTTAAACTAGGTAGAATTAGATTTGTATGGAAAGGTCAATGGACTGTAGGAACTCCATATTTAATCGACGACGTAGTAAGTAATGGTGGTAAGAGTTATATTTGTGTTGTAAACCACACTGCTGCTGGTCTCTTTAATACCGACTTGGATTATATACCAAGTAAATGGAATATCGTTGCAGATGGCACACAATGGAGTGGCGATTGGCTTCCAAATCATTATTATAACCCAGGTGCGGTTGTTAAGTACGGTGCATTAGTTTACATTTGTAAAACTGGTCATACTTCTGCAACCTATGTATCTCCAACATATTTAGGGTTAGAGCAAGATTCAAACAAGTGGGAATTATTTGCCACTTCGTTTAACTGGGCAGGAACTTGGGGTGCTGCTACTAGATATCGAAAAAATGATTTTGTAGTTTACGGCGGAACTACCTATGTATGTAAAACTCCTCACGTGTCTGCATCTACAACTGCCACTTTGACAGCTACAGGATTTACTGTGGCCGCCGGCACTGCAACATTAACTTATGCAAGTCAAGCAGTAGCTCCGTATGCTGTGGGATCAACTATCACCCTAGCTACGTTTGCTCCAACGGTGACTAGTTCTCCAACTAATACAGTCAATGCAACATTTACAGTTTTAACTTGTACTACTACACAGTTAACATTTGCGTTAACTGGTACATATACAGTATCTGTATTAGGAACAGTTACAGGAACAAGTCAATTAGGATTAGAATTAGACTCGGCAAAATGGGATACTTTTAATCAAGGTATAACATATTTAGGAGATTGGAGTTCTTCTGCTGTTAGATATAAACAAAATGATGTAGTTAAGTATGGCGCAGATCTTTGGATTTGTACAACGCCACATACATCTAGCGGAACTACACTTGATACCGGTAAGTTTAATGTGTTTGTTAACGGACTCCAATTTGAAAGTAGCTGGAATAATTCTACACAGTATCAGATTGGCGATAATATAACTTACGGCGGCTATTCATATATTGCTAAGACAAATAATATTAATAAGCAACCAACTGCTAATGTTGGTGACTGGGCAGTATTTACTACTGGATTCAACTTTGTAGGTGAATACAGTGACGCAACTAATTATAAAGTTGGAGATATTGTTAGAAACGGCGGCTATACATATGTTGCTAAGGCCGATAATATTGCACAACTTCCTCAGTCAGCAACTGCCTATTGGTCAAGATTAAACAGCGGACTACGTTGGACAGATACTCCGCAAACTTACCTAGCAGCTAGTTCAGGTACTGTGACTGGTACTGGTAGCGGTGCTAAATTTGATGTAACTCGAATTGGTACTGTATATAATGTTACGTTGACTTCGGGTCAAGCCGGCACAAATTACGCAGCACTAGATAGAATTAAAATTTTAGGAAGTGCTTTAGGCGGTATTAGTCCAGCGAATGATATTACAATTACTATTACAACAGTCTCAACTGGAGCAGTTGCCACATTTACAACTTCTGGTAGATCAGTAACATGGACGTCTGGAACAAGTTACCTATTAGGTGACACTGCATCATTTGGTGCTAATAGTTATATATGTATCAATCCGCATATTGCATCGAGCGGTAATAGACCAAATGCTGATACACAAGGCGATTATTGGAACTTACTAACTGCTGGTTCAGAAATGAACATTCTTACCACAACTGGTGACTTGGCATACTACGGTGATAATGGTCCTCAAAGATTACCAGTTGGAACAAACGGTCAAGTTTTACGTAGCCAAGACGGTGTGCCAATCTGGGCAAACTACGGATTAATCAATAACTTAGTTTATGTAGGACCATTAGGTCGCGACGTAGCATATCCAGAAGCTGGAGCAACTATTGACCAACCATGGAAGTCTGTTAGATTTGCAGCAAAACAAGTTGAAGAAGGATATTTAAACCCTCAAGCTAAAATGCTGTTGGTTAAAAATAAGCAGTTCATGATGAAAGAAATTACTAATTGGGTAATTTATACATATACTGTTAATATTTCAGCAGCTGAATCTACACAAGATGTGTTTACATGTGTAACAACTGCTAATCTAGTAGCTAACATGCCTATTAGTTTCACTGGAACTGTTGGCGGAGTAGTTGCAGGAACTACATATTATGTTAAAACAATTGTTAGCAATACAACATTTACTATTTCAGCATCGTCCGGCGGTTCAGTAAAACAATTAACTGATGGCACTGGCACAATGACTGGTACTTTAGTCTATGATCATGATTTCTGCGAACGTGATACAGGATTAATTGTTGATGCATTAGTACATGATATTACACACGGTGGTACTGGCAAGACTACAACGGCAGCAAAAGCATACTATACTGCCGCAGGCAATGCATATATTAATAGTAATTTTGGTGCACAGACTACTCAAACAGTTGCAGCCTATAATTACCTAAGTACACTAGTAGCTAAAGTATTAAGTAACACTGCTTGGAGAAATTATCAAGCAATGAACGGAATTACTAGTGGTGTGATCCAAGTAATTGATACATCATTAACTGCTGAAGATGGCACTGCAACCAGGGCCGCCGACTTAATATCAATAATTACCAACGGTATTCTTGCAGGCTCAGTGACAGCCATAGCAAATCCAATTTACCCTAACACTACTATTTCAGTTAAGACTGGTACATTTACAGAAGTGTTACCAATTGTAATTTCTCCGTATACTGCTGTGGTAGGAGACGAGTTGCGCTCAACAGTTATCCAACCAGCGACTGCAAATGTATTGCTGGTCAACGATAAGGCAAAAACTACATCTGCACTAAATCGTATTGCCGCAGTTGCTGGTAATATTGTTCAAAATGTTGCAGTAACCCCCACTGCTGGCAATACAGAAACACAATATTTTGTCGGCGGATATGCAGGTAGTGGTACAACTACTACCGCAGTTGGCACAAAGACTTCAATTATATCAACAATTTTATCAAGCGGTCTTGGATCAGTTCCGAGTACAGTATTAGCGGATCCATCAGGATATGATGCTGGATATTTAAATGCTCGCAGATTAATCTATGCAAATAAGTCATTCTTGCAAGATGAAGTTGTTGCATTTATGAATACAAATTATACAACATTGTGGAACACTACTCTAACTGCTCCACAACGTTCAGCATGTACACGTGACATTGGTTATATTATTGATGCATTGCGTTATGATTTAACATACGGTGGCAACTTAGAAACTATAGTCGCAGCAAGATCATACTATAGTAATGGCACATTTGTTGAAAATACTGCTGAAAAAACAGCGGCATTAGCAGTACAGGCAAGACTAAAAGCAATTATGGGATATATTGCAGTTGGTGATAATGGCAGTTGGACTAAATCTGCTGGCAACAGTAGTTTACAAGATGATTCTTTACCTCATGGTTCTGCACCAGCAGGCGTGTTTGCACAAGATCGTATCCAAGAAATTTATGATACAATTAACACTGGTGAAACACCCGATACAATTGAACCGCCTACAAGTTGGGTAAGTAATGATCTTGTTCTAGCTAAACTGGCAATTACAAAACTAAAAGCCGGTATCCAAGCAGGTGCAACTCAATACATAAGTACAAAATATCCTACATTATCATATAATGTTGATACATGTTTTAGAGATGTAGGTTATATGGTTGATGCTGTCGCGTATGATGTAATGTTTGGTAGTAATTTTAGATCTATCAAAGCAGGCATGGCATACTACAGAGCAACATCATCAGCTCTATATGTAATTGCAAATCAAAAGGCAGCAACATTAGACGCTATAACATATATTGATACGGCAATTAAACAAATAACAAATGGCCAAAGCGGTTCGGTTGGTAGCACATTAGCTGTCTCTAGAGTAGAAGCTAGTGCTAACGCTATGTATGATATTGTTGCTAGCGGATTGGGCGCAGAAACAACTTTAGTATTACCAACGCCAACTGGCGGAAGCGGCAATGCATATGACAGCAACTACCTAAATGCAAGAACACAAATTATAAATAATTATGCATTTATAAAAGCTGAAGTTGCTCAATATCTAAATGTTAATTATAACGCAGCTTGGGTAGCACTAGGTGCAACTGGCCAGGCAGGATGTGCTAGAGATATCGGTTACATCTTAGACGGGGTACGATATGATATTACCTACGGAGGTAACTTACAATCACTAATTGTAGGTAGTGCATACTACTCAAATTATATTTCAACTATTAACACAACTGATATTCCTACAACCGTTGCAGCCTATGCTAGATTAAAAACAATAATTGGACAAGTTGCACAACGTCAAACAGTGACAACTACCGTAGGATATAGCGGACCTTCGCAGACATTATCGGGTACTGGTGATACTGTAGGAACTGCCGCTACCTTTACACAAAGTCGTGTACAAGATGTTATAGATTGGGTTAATAATGGCTATGCAAATGCAACTATAATCCCAAGCATAACATGGGCCAGCGCGGCCTTACAAACAGCATTTGCCGCTGTACAGGCTAAGAAAGCTGAAATTCAATCAGACACATTATGGTGGGTCTACAAAAACTATCAAAACTTAAACTTTAATGCTACACTATGCTCTAGAGATGCAGGTTACATTGTTGATGCATTAAGTTACGACTTAGTATTCGGCAGCAACTTTGCCGCAATTACAGCAGGTAGAAGTTATCAACGTGCTACTAGTTCGGCTCAAGTTGTATCAACACTACAACGCCAAGCAGAGTTAGGCTCAATTAACTTTATCAAATATAAAGTTAAACATATTGCAGCATCTGGTGCAGTAGCACAGATCAATGCACTTGTATCTGATATGACTGGATACATTAATGGAGGTGCTATCCCTCGAAATCAATGGACTAACCCATCAACTGTTACTAGTGCATATGCAGGTGCAGCAGTATTATTAACTGATAATACGGAATTCATCAAAGCTGAAATAATTGCGTTTGTGACAGCTGGATATCCAAGCCTATCATATAGCCATGAAAACTGCGCACGAGATGTTGGTTATATCCTTGAAGCATTACGTTATGACTTAATATATGGGTACGGTGTAGGTGGCACTGGCAAACTGGCTACACTACAAACTGGCCGTGCATATTATTCTGCATTAACTAGCGTATTTGAAATCGCATCTAGCGAAAAAGCAGCAACTCTAGCAGCCTATGCATACTTAAAAGCATTAGTTCAAGCAGTAATTACTGACTCTGCAACAGTTACTGGTTATGCATCTTATCCATACCAAGGATCAGTAGCACGAGTGAGAGCAGCTCTTGGACAAACCGTTGGATCTGTTGGTGCATCAACATCAGTAGGCACACTAGTTGATGGTATTACTAATATTATTAACAACGGTATTACTACTGGTGTTCCTAGAATAACTATTACAACAATTGCCAGCGGTACAACATTTACCAGCGGTACACACGGACTAGCAGTTGGAGACGAAGTTATTCCACAATCAACTGCAAACGGTCTAGTTAGCGGTACAACATATTATGTACAATCAACACCATTGACTACTACATTTACGTTGGCTGTATATCAAGGTGGTCCTGCAATATCAACATTTACCAGCGGTACAGGATTATCAATTCTTGCTGAAGTTGTTAACATGCCAAGCACTTCATGGGTAGCATCATCATTGGTTACTTTAAGAAATGCTATTCAAGCCAATAAAGCAAGTATTAAAACTCAAATTACGCAATACATTGCTACTAATTATAGTACATTAACATACAATGTAGCTACCTGCGAAAGAGATATTGGCATAATTGTTGACTATATTGGCTACGACATGATGTTTGATAGCAATGTTCTGACAATTATGTCTGCAAGAAGTTACTATCGAGCTCAAGCATCTCTAGTACTTGGTTCACAAAAAGCAGCAACCATTGCATGTTTTAGATATCTAAAAACATTGTTGCTAGCAATTGTAACTACTAATGCTACAGCAAAACGTAAGGTCAAGGTGTTAATGGATATTATTATTAACACTATGATAAATGGTATTGGAAATACTTCAGAAGTAACTGGTACTGTAACTTATAAAAATGATACTGGACTATTTAATGCAGCAGAAGCTCTAAGATTAAACAAAGAATTCTTAGCAAGCGAAGCTACTTCATGGATTAATACTAACTTTGGCGGTACTGTTACTGCTACAACTGCAACTACTAACTTGTTTACAACCAGTGCAGCACATAATTTAGTTGTAGGAGATCCTGTTAACTTTACAGGCTCTGTAATTACAGGAAGTAGTGTGATACAAAATGTTACATATTACGTATTAACAACACCGTCACCTACTACATTTACACTAAGTGCTTCACAAACTGTTCCAATTGCAATTGATGTAACTGCTGACGGAACTGGTTCAATGACAGTAAGATATTCGTATGATGTAGCGTTATGCAAACGCGATATGAAAGAATATATCGAAGGTATTATCTATGATTTAAGTTATACTGGAAATTATCGTTCATTACGTGCTGCAGAACTATACAACAATGCAGTTAGCGGCTCAACACTTGCTAACATGTTCTATGTTAGTAACGGTACTGGTTTAAGAAACTGTACATTGACTGGACTAAACGGCGGACTAACTGAAGGTAATGACTACGGAACAAAACGCCCAACTGCTGGCGCATATGTAGCATTGAATCCAGGATTTGGTCCTAACGATTCAAATGTATGGGTACAACAACGTTCTCACTATTCACAGAACGTGACAATGTTTGGTACTGGTTGTACTGGTGCTAAGATTGACGGTGCAATACACGCTGGCGGCAATCGTTCTATGGTTAAAAACGACTTTACAACAATTCTAAGCGATGGCCTTGGAGTATGGTGTACTGGTGCTAATTCGTTAACTGAATTAGTTTCAGTGTTTAATTACTACGGATATGCTGGTTACCTAGCAGAGCTAGGCGGACGTATTCGTGCAACAAACGGTAATAGCTCATATGGTACATATGGTACTATTGCTGAAGGAACAGACACGTATGAGCAACCAATTTTTGCAATAGTTGATAATCACCAACAAGAAGCAATTATTAGTAATACTGTAGTAAATGGTGTTGCAGGAACTATTCTTCGAGTAGAATACTCTAACGCAGGTATTAACTATACTAATGGTGACGTTGGTATTAGTGGTGACGGCATTAACGTAGTAACTATTACTGATGAATACCGTGATGGTGGCGTATTTGAAACTAGAATATATGACCTAAATGATGGCAACGGATACGGCGGGTCAAACTATGTAAATGCTATTAACGCTGCTCAAGGTGGCGCGATAGGTGAGTTAACCATTGCCAACTCCGATGTTGCACTAGCAACAGCATATCCTACTATGAGAATTATGATAACTGCTGGTAGCGGTGTTGGTCAATTTGCTAATATTTTAGATTATAACAACGGTAATAAACTTGTAAAAATTTATAAAGACAGTTTTACTACTTTAACTGTTACTGCTACTGCTATTACCAATAATTTGTTAACGGTTGCAAGTACTGCTACTCTATATGCGGGAATGCCTATTTACTTAGGCACTACAGTTAACGGCGTAACTGCAAACACTGTGTATTATATTAGAACTGCTAATTTCTCTAGCACACAATTCTCTGTTAGTACTGTTAGTGCAAGCGGTGCAGCAGTTACTATTAATACAAACACTGCCAGCGGATTAACAATTCCATTGTATGCCGCAGGATGGGATCACGCTGTACCTGGAACTACAATCAATAATGCAATTGACTTAACTTCAAGTTACATTATTGAGCCACGCATTAGTTACACTGCTCCTGGATATACTGCAACCACAAGAACTGTACCAACCAACACATACGCTTCAGTAATATTTGGCAACGATAAATTTGTTGCAATTGGCAATACTGGTACTGCTACAGCATACAGTGCAGATGGAAAAACATGGGCTTCAGGCGGTGTACTACCAGCTAGCGCAAGTTGGAATCATGTTGTCTTTGGTGGAGGCTCTGGAGCAATCGCTACAGCTACAGTAGGCGGCATGGGCGGCGTTGGAGCAACATTAGTTCCAGTCATGGGAACTGCCAATAGTGTTGGATTACCCGGAGTGGATCAAGTAGTTGGTGTTACTATTGTCGATGGCGGCAGAAATTATACTACCGCTCCTACTATTGTGTTTACGCCTACTAGCGGCGGAGCAGGCGCAGTTGCAGTATGTACAGTGCTGAATGGAAAAATAGATGCTATCTATATTGACAACGTAAATTATCCAGGTACTAGTAACGGAGCTGGATATAATTCTCCACCTACCGTAGCTGCTGACAGCACAAAAATAACTAAAATGGCAGTAAGCCAGTGGGGTAGAAATTACACCGCACCACCTACAGTTACATTAGGTGCTCCTGTTAGCGCAACTGCATGGGCTAGTCTTGGCAGTGCAACCAGCGGCCTTTATTATTCATATGCTAACGTAGTTGGATTAACAACAACGACCAATTATTATCAAGCAACAAGTTCTGGTACATTTACTTCTACAACACCTATCTTCCAAACAGGAACAGGATCAAGTGGTACATACGGTGTTGGGTTAACTTATGTAGGAACATTAGCTACTGGCACTGCTGTTTTAACTAATTCTGGCGTAAGTAGTATTACTATTGTTGACGCTGGAAAAGGTTATACAAGCACTCCTACATTATCTATTGTAGATACTGCTGCTAAGTATGTTGCAATTTCTGGTAGCGGTTCAACTAATTCTGCCTACTTATTAGCCAGTTCAGCAAATACTGCAAGTTGGACAGCCGGCGGCACATTACCTACATCTACAATGACTGGTTCTGCATACGGAGTTCTCAACGGTGTTAGTACATATGTAGTAGTTGGCGGCACCGGCGCTAGTACAGCAGCATCTAGTACAACTGGTATAACATGGACTACACGTTCATTACCGACACTGGGATCTGGTAGCTACGCCTCAGTATGTTTTGGTAACGGACGTTTTGTAGCAATATCAACAGGTTCTACACTAGCAACTGCAACAAGTACAAACGGATCTACATGGGTAGCAGGTGGTAATTTGCCAGCAGGATTTACTACGGCAACAAGTATTAGCTACGGCAACGGACGTTTTGTAGCAATTTGTTCAGCATCAGGAACAGCAACTGCTTATAGTATCGACGGTGGTACTACATGGAAAAGTTATGGTGTTGGATTACCGTCTACACAGACATGGTCTAGAATTAGATACGGTCAAGGATTGTTTATAGCAATTGCCACAGGCAGTACAGCATGTGCTACAAGTCCAGACGGTATTAACTGGACAGCACAGACTATGCCAGGAAGCTCATCTACATGGTCAACACTGGCATTTGGTAACATAGGCCATAGACCATTATGGGTGGCAATGAGCTCAACTAGTGGACAAAATGCAGCCTCAATCAACACCGGTGCCCGGGCACTGGGACGCATGAAGGCAGCATCTGGTACTATAACAGAAGTTAGACTAGTAGAACCTGGTAGCGGATATCCTCAAGGTACTGTAACAGTAACAACTGATACAACTAACTTAATCACCGCTGACACTACTGAAAACTTAGTTGACTCCCAGCCAATTGTATTCTCAGGCGTTAGCGCAGGCGGATTAATAACTGAAAAACTATACTTTGTTATTGGATCAACTATAACTAGCACACAATTTAAAGTTAGTCTAGTAGCTGGCAGCAGCACCGCAGTAGTATTAACAACGGCAACTGGCCTATCTGGTACTTATAAAGCCGGTCCTATTATAACACAATTTGATCCTAATAAGGTCAAAACAGTATCACTAAATCCAAGAACTGGTAATGGAGCACTAGCTAATCCAAGCTTCTATAACAGAGGAAACACATTTACCACAGCAACAGGAACCGCCGCAGGTGACGGCTATGCTGATTTGTATCAACCTAGTACATTTGTAGCTATTAGAAATCTATACAAAGTACCACAACCTGGATCAAACGTAGTGTTTAGTTCATTGCCAAGTACATGGTATAAATTAGTTGCTGTAACTAATGTTTTAGGTACTGCAGGAGAGTATACTGCTACTTTCCAAATTAGCCCAGGAATTAGCGTATTACAAGCACCAACTGATGCTGACCTAGTTACTACTACAATTAAATATAGTCAAGTTCGTTTAACAGGACATGACTTCTTGTATATAGGTACTGGAAATCAAGCGCAGACTAACTATCCGTATGTTGACCCTACTACGGCTAGTATTGCAAGACAAACTAATAGTAGTGGTGGCGGACGAGTGTTCTTTACCTCAACTGACCAAGACGGTAACTTTAATGTTGGTGGATTGTTTGGAGTACAGCAATCAACGGGTACAGCTACATTAAATGCCGATGCGTTTAACTTGTCGGGACTACAATCCTTACAGTTGGGAGCATTAAACATTGGTGTTGGCTCAGCAATTATTACACAGTTTAGTACAGATCCGTATTTTACTGCAAATAGTGATAACGTTGTACCTACACAACGAGCAATTAAGAGCTATATTACAGCCCAAATTGGTGGCGGACAGAGCTCATTAAATGTAAATACACTAACGGCAGGTGTTGTATATGTTGCAAATGATGCAATTTCAACTACTAGTGGTGGCCAGCTAGCTGTAAAAGCAAAAATGAATTTTACAGGCGGAATTGACGGTGCTCCAGTAGCATTGGGAATCTTTTTACAACGATAATTTTGGAGAAATAAAAAATGGCAACAGGACGATTAGCATCAGTAGCAATAGCTGCAACAACAAATACTACGGTATATACAGTACCGGCAAGCTATTATACAGTGTGTAACATAACACTGGTTAATAGAAATACTACCGCGATTACTATTAGAGTAGCAATGTCTACTGCGGTGGGAGCACCTCCTACACCAAACGTAGAAGAATGGATTGAATATGATACTATTCTAGTTCCAAACGGAGTTTTTGAACGTACTGGACTTGTACTACAGGCAGCTATGAATTTAATAGTATACTCATCAGCTGCCAGTGTAGGCTGTACAGTCTACGGCATTGAAACTTCAACAACTTAATAGGTGAGATAATATGGCACGTTTTAATACAGTATCGAGAACGCTAGCGGTAAACACCTCAACAGTGTTCAGTTATGCGTTCACCGGCGAATTAATTACACTAGGCGGCTCGGCCGGCTATACTGTAACTCTTGTTGATCCAAAATTTTGTCCGGGACAGGTACAAAACTTTTATAATTCCACCGGCGGTAATATCACACTTTCTGCACCAGCAGGAGGTTCAGTTATTACCGGACCGGCATTGAGCAGCGCACAAAGTCAAACAATTCCCACTACTGCGGTGATCAGTGTTACTAGCGATGGTACTAACTACATTTTAACTAACGATCATGGTGGCCCATTATTGGCAACTACTGCAACAGTGAGTAATACACTGGCAGTTACTACATCAACTACTAGTCCAACAGTTCAAGGTGCAACAACTACTAGCGGCACATTAACACTCAAATCTACAAGCAGTGCTACAAAAGCTGCTGCTGGTATTTTAATGAATGACGGTATTGCAAGTTCCAGTACTACTACAGGTACATTAGTGGTAACTGGTGGTGTTGGTGTAAGCGGAACAATCTACGGTGCATTAAATAGTACCAGCGTTACTCTTAGTACTGCAGGTACTATTGATGGTATTTCGGTTGGTGCAACTTCAAGAAGCACCGGAGCATTTACTACATTAGATGCAAACAGCACAGTTGGCCTAAGTGGATCAAATGCTCAGATTACGATTAGTCCAACAGGCACCGGTTCAGTAACCGTTGCTCCAGCAACTGCTGGTAACATTAATAATATGAACGTTGGTGCGTCAACACGGGGCACCGGGGCATTTACTACCTTAGCAGCCAACAGCTCAGTTACTCTAAGCCCGGCTAACGCTCAAGTTGCAATTAGCCCGTCAGGTTCTGGGTCAGTTGCTATGCAACCTGCCACAGCCGGCGCTATTGATAACATGAGCATTGGCTCTACTACACGCGGCGCAGGCGCATTTACAACTCTAGCAGCTAACAACACAGTATCAATGACTGCTGGCGGTACTAGCACTAGTTCAGGAACTGGTACATTACGGGTCACTGGCGGTGTGGGTGTTACTGGTGATATCTACGTTGATGGTATGGTCAATTATAACTATGTTGAAAACGTACAGTCGAGTAGCTATCAATTAGCATTAACTGATGCTGGAAAAGTTGTTTCATTTAGTGTTGGCGGAGCATCAACAGTTACTATTCCTTCAAACGCATCAGTACCATTTCCAATTGGCACAGTTGTTATTATACATAAAAACACAGCAGGCGGGGCTGGCGCACTAACGCTGGCAGCAGCAGGTGGCGTAACTATAAGTAAAACTGGTACATTTGGTAGCTACGAAGAAATATATTGCCGTAAGCGAGGCACTGACAATTGGTCAATTGTTGCGGCAACTACTGTTATAAGCCCAACAGTATCAGGCGGAACAAGTGTGGTAACAGTTGGTGCTTCTCAAGTACGTACATTTAATAGTACAGGAACCCTGACAGTTAGTTAATTAACACATTTTAAAAAGATAAGGAGAAAAATATGCCATTTATTAGCAGCATACGAGGAAATTACAGACAAGGAAACGTTGAAAGATATCCAGCTGAAAAATACGAGATTACCGGAGGTGATAAAGTATACACACTCGGTGGTTATAAAATACACATGTTCACCAAGACTGGAGAAGCTAAACTTACAGTAAATTATACTAAAAAATATGCAGAAGCAATGGGGCTAGCAGACGCTAGCGCCGGCCTGGTTGCTGATTATCTAGTTATAGCAGCCGGTGGATCTGGGGGGAATTTCTTTTCTACTAACGGCAACGGTGGCGGCGGCGCCGGCGGATATCGTGCAGGAAGTTCACCATTTACCACAACCTATGTTTCCGTTGGTACTGGTGGCGGCCCTACTCCATCTGGCGGTGCTTTCTTTGCCAACGGTAGCCCATCATATATAGGCCCAATTTCATCTGTTGGTGGTGGTGGTGGCAGCATGTATTATGGCAGTGGCCAACCAGGTGGTTCAGGTGGCGGAGCGGCAGCTAACGGCTGGGGTGTTGGTAGCGGCACACCAGGACAAGGTAATCCGGGAAGTAGCTTTGCATACTTCTGGACAGGCGGTGGCGGTGGCGGTTCAGGCGCTGCTGCTCCTAACCAACAAGGCGGCCCGGGAACTTCTAGTAGTATTACCGGGTCTGCAGTTGGTCGTGCAGGAGGCGGTGGAGGCGGTGGCAATAGTTCAGAGCCAGGTGGCGATGGATTTGACGGTGGCGGCCGTGGACACGGATCATGTCCACGTTGGGGATATAGCTTTTATACATTCTATGTTGAGCCAGGTTGCAATTCTTGGGGCATACCTTTTGGTAGAGATAATACAGGCGGTGGCGGCGGCGCTGGCAGCTACTGGGCACCAAACATTGGTTGGTTCCAAGGATCAGGATACGGCGGCTCAGGCGTAGTTATACTTAAATATCCTACTTAATAAGAAATTTATGCCACAGTTTAGATCAACATATAATATATTCAAAGACCCAGCAGGTGATACAATCCATGACGATAATTGGTTTGACTCTGACAAGCCAATTTATCCTCCAACTTTTGATTGGGATTATCAACGTCCCATGACCATAGAGGATGTTGCTATATGGGAAATGATATGGTACTCATCTGGCGGATTTGCGTTATATGTAGCATGGTGTCCGTATGCTGAATTTTATATGATTACACATGAGCAAATTGTTCATAATCCTAGTAACTTAGAACTATTCTACGGGCCAATGGCTATGGAAAATGCATATAAAAGGGCCAGAGAATTAGGAATGCAGGTATATTTAAATAAAATATGGGTGGACGATAAAGACATGTGGTTGCATGTTCCGCCTCCGCCTGAAGAAAAGAAAATTATTCTGTTGTAAGACAATAAAAAAGCTCCGTTGAGGAGCTTTTTATTTGAATATAAAATTCATTGATATACTAATTCGATCGGTTCCACTAAGATTCTTATTAACCTGATGCAGCAAGTTTGATTTAAAAATTAATAATGTAGAATTTATAGGAGTATACGAACATGCTTTATATGATGCAGCAGTCAAGTCAGCATCAGCAATTGGTAAGTTACACATGTCAGTAAAGTGTTCTGAACTTTTAAATGTAATATCTCCGGCATTTTTTTCTGCACTTACATAATATACTGCACTAAAATGCGAATTAGAATGCTGATGCAATTCTTGATAATTTCCCGGCATTGCAATATTAAACCAAAAATCGTGGCATTCTAACTCTTGTATTTCTTTCTTAACTCCAAATTCTTTAGAAAAATTTAATACATGTTGCTTACATGTCAAAATAAAATCATTTACAATTTGATCATTATCTTGCTTAGGATCGTAAGTCTCCATTGTGTTAAATGTGTCGCAAGCCCAATTTGTATTAACTTCAGAATTAAATTTTATTTTTAATGATTGAGCTTTGTTTGCAAGGTAACTATTGTGTTTTGAGAATTCTGCTAATAACTCCGCAAAAATTAATGTTGGAAACCATGCTTTTATCATGATGTAAATGAAATGTAAGACTTTAATCCTGAGTTTGTAGTCGGAGCAACTGGGGCAGGGGTTGAAACATCCTGCCTAGCTACCATAGGCGGTTGTCCTTGATCTGGACGAAATCCTAGGTTCTTTGCCATTTGATGTCGCTGCATAGCAACTTCATCAGATACTTGCTGACCTTTAGGAACAGCCATGTGATCACCGATATTGTCTCGTTTGTCATACTTCCATTCAGCATGTGGACCGTTTGCATCTACATAATGAAAAAATCCCTGCACTTGCCATGCATCGTCCGGTGCCGTAAATTTTTCTCTCCAATGCTCTACATCAATTCCCCTATATATAGCCATATCGCCTGGTTGTAAATCAATAGGAGTACCGTCCATAAAAATTGGCCATGAATATGACGGATCGTTATACCAGAAATTAAAACACACTGTTGTTGAAATTTCACAAGCAGGACGATCTTGGTGGGAAGTTAACTCGTCGCCTGGACGATACACTCTAAAATACGAATAAGTAGGTAATAATTTTAACCCTGTAGTTTCTTCTACCTTGTGCTGTAATATTAATAACATTGCTTCCATTAACGGATCTGCATATTTTGAATGTGCTCCAATAACGTGATCTATATCGGGGCGAAAATCTTGAATCTCGTCAAATAATGCATACTGTGTTATTAGATCAGTAAATTCTGCAGATACTGCAAGTCTAACTACTATAAATTTATTTTCTTTAAACTTTTTAATTAAATTACTCATTTTGTAATCCTCCTATCTTTTGTTATAAATTTCTTTGTTGCAGTATAAGGACATGTAGGTTGTTCATTTTGAGATTCAACTCGATCAACCAGTCGTCTTTTAGATTGATAAAACCCTACCGAGTCTCTACCGTCTCGTTGGAATAACAAATTGTGCGCACCGTGCTGTCTATCCCACTCGTCTTTAGTTACTAAATGATTCTTAATAATCACATTACGCTCAGTCATAGGATGTAACATAACTAGTGGAGTAAGCGGTGGAATAGTAAACGTTTGAGGCTGGTCTTTAGTTTCAACAAAATAATTGATTTCGGTACCATGATTATATTTAAATTCGATCACTGCTGGCAAATTAGTAAGAGATCCAATAAATTTTCTAAAATGCCATGTAGGTTGTGTCCAGGTAAAATATATCTCTTCCGTTGTCTTAAACGCCCACGGACTTGATATTTTAACGTTGCCCCCATGTTCTCCAGCAAACCCTTGAAACTGTCGAGGATTGTGTGAATTGGCAGTTGTTACACTATTATTTGATGCTTCCCATGTAAATGCAGGATTTTCTGTATCTGAGTTAGTATTAATTTTTAAATCCATTTCAAACCAAGACGGAATAACAATTCCTTTTTTATACAGCTCAATAATCCCAACGCAATTTTTAATAGTTGCATTTTTTGGATCTTCATTCCCGTGTTCGTCTTTTCCTACTTTTGGAGTTTTCTTAAACCAATCAGGAAGATAATTTAATGCCGAATCTATTTTTGCATAATCATATGCGTGTGGCACGAATGTAAAACAATCTAAAACCACATCTTTTTTCTTAAAGAAAAAATTTACTAAATTTTTCATATCTGTATTTGTCTCGCTGATGGAATTGGAAAATGTGATGATGATATTTCTTTAACAAAAAATACCTGTGTTAATCTTGGCTGTTTATCCGGTCCTACAAATTTTGTTACTCCGTGATGCTGGGAGCCGTCGTATGCAATTAATCGATTGTATATATTATTAAATCTAATAGTTTCTTCGTACTGTGAATTATTTTCTTTTAATTTAGCATTATAAAACTCTGACTTGTTTTTATCAAAATTTAAAAACATCTCATGTTTCACATCTAAGTGAATTGGAACAATACCAATAGACTTTGGTTTAAATATAGTAGTACCGCAGTCAGGAGAAATTGCAGGATTTAAATAGATCAACCCTGCATATGTTGAATCGTCAATATGCACCCAACCTTGATTTATGTGTTCGTACATAGCAGGTTCGATCATTTGAAAATATGTTTCTACACGCCATGTTAGATCTTGTTCTTTTTTTAAATTAAAAGATAATGACATTAGTTTTTTACAAAACTGATCAAAATATACAGGAGCAATTTGATTTATTGGTTTAGATCTTTTTCCGGGCCACGGTATGCTACTAGTTGATTTATATTCAAAAGATAATGCAAGATCACGAACTGCATCTGGATTGTCAAAAAAATTGTCAACGCATATAGTTGGAAAATACATATTAACTTAGTTGCCTATCTTTAAGCCAGGTGACTAATGCATATTTTGTACCTTTAGTCACAGGATGCGCAATGTGTGCATACGCAAAATTAGAAGGAAATAATAGAAGCATTCCTGCTTGAGGTTTAATTTTTACACCAAAATGCGGAAACTCTAGTTCCCCACCTTCGTAATCGTCGTTAAGGTATACAATAGCCGATATAGCTCTACCGGAATGTGTTAGCCCGTCAAAATGTTGCTTGTATTCCTCACCTTCTCCATATTTTAATAACGAATAATCTTCGTGAAACAACGATCCCTCTATTCCGTAGCGCAGTGCATACGGAATACTAGCAGCTAACAACATTAAGTTAAGCTGGTTATGCACGTTTTGTAATGCAGCATTATTGCCAATCCTACCCAGATGACTCACTGCCATCAATTTATTAGTTCTTATATTTTGATAAGCGCCAGCACCAAATGTTTCTGCCTTTTGCCAATATGCACCTGAGTTTGGAGTTGCGGCTTGGTCCTCTACCATAGCAATAGTTTCTTGAGGGTTAGGCCAGGCATTTTCAAAAATTTCAATGCATCCGCCTACCACTGCATCGGGAACTAACTCCCCTGTAAAAAATCCATTAATAAAAGCTGACATAGTATTTCCTCTGTAATTGTAGTTTCTTACAAATATTTATAGTACTAAATACAGTCCATCTGTAATCTTGATTTGATAAATACTGTGTAACAACACCTGTTTAGGAAATTTAAAATGAGTAAAATTAACGTAATTTATAATATTGATAGTAAGGAATTGAATGTAGGAGTGACTGAGCCGAATGCGTTTCATACAGATCTTCTTTTTAGTTTTACATCAAACTCTGATACAGAAATACTGAACATTAAAGGAATAGCATTTGGATTCGATACATTGTATAACGGATCAAAATTTTATCCGCCGCATACTGTAGAATATGACTCAGCAATGAAGGATGGTATATTTGAAAGAGCAGAGTGGTCATGTATTCCTGAAACAGATTATACTGTTAAAATATGGGTTGAGTTTAACGGACAGAAAACTGAAGTATCACATATGTTTACTAGTCCGCGTCCGAAGGCCATATACCCCTCGTGGGTATGGGATGCAGAGGCAAAAGTCTGGAATCCACCAATACCTATGCCTGAAGGTCCATTAAAACAGTGGAGTGAAACAGAAAATGGATGGATTGACATACTTGCAGATTTCCCTGCATTGCCGGCAGATTTTGTACCGCCCCCGGCAGATGCTCCTACAGGCCCAGGCCCTGGAGTTCCGCGTCCTGTAGATGCTATTTTGCCCCCAGGTGTTACACGGTAATCAATGCCAATTTTTAAGTCAACACAAGAAATTTTAGAAAATCCTTGGGTTAACGTATACGGCAGTAGGACTGCAAATACCACCGGATTACCTTGTCATTACGAATGGGATAACCGTTGCCCGTTAGAAGTTGCTGACGTTCACATATGGGAACAATTATATTTTCAAGAAGGAAACGTAGGAATATATGTAGCATGGGATCCATTTGCTGAGTTTTACGTGATCACGTATAATATGTTTTTAAATGAGTCCCACGGAATACAAACATTTTATGGTCCTGATGCCGCTCATCGAGTATATAGAATAGCAAACGAACTAGGAATCGAATTATCGTTTAAAAACGTGTGGACTAACTCCACTGTAGTTTAAACAACATCATTGATCTTTCGTTGGCAAATTTAATTTTACGCCAACTGCTACTATCTTTAATTATCTGCACTTTATATACACTATTCCATAAAGATTCTAATAATAACATCCTTGCCTCATCAGATAATTGTTGAGCAAATAAATCTTTGTGCCGTGCAATTAATAAACCGTTTGCACGAATAAACCATAAATTTATATCAGATTTGTCTATTATATCTATAGTATATTCATCTAGCATTATAATAATTCTACAATATCAATTATTGTTTGTATCTTAGTTTGTATAATACGATTGCGTAAGCTAAGATCCAATCCTTTATGTACAGGCTTTGGCAGATTATCTAATTCAAACCACCCCCATGCAATATGTTCGTTGCTTAGTACTGGTATAAATTCAGATTCCACTACGCAGAAATATGTATGAAAGTTAAACATACTATCGTTGCTAACAAAACGTTCAAGCGGAATAGTCTTTTTAATATCAGGCATTGCACCTAATTCTTCTTCAATTTCTCTTTGCAAGCCCTGCCATGCTGACTCGTTAGAGTGATTAGTACCGCCTACTAATCCCCAACGACCTGCATGTTTGCCCTCAGCTTTTTGTAATAATAGAAATCGTTTTGTTGATCGAGCACAAATTAATGCCCCTGAACAATCGATTATGTCTGAGTTAGAAGTTATAATTCTAACCTCCAATTACCACGTCTGTAATCACCGTCAAAACTTTTCACCCAGTTAATTCCATTCCACTTGTATTGTACTAGTGTATAGATATTTGTCTGATAAATCAAGTTTTCTGAGTTTTCATCTGCTGAGAATATTACCCACCACTTGCTTCCATCCCACTCGATAATATCATTTGCCTCTGCAATAAAGTCAGTACCGTCTGTATTTTTCCACGCATCTGGACCATCTTCATTTAGATTCAACACATAGGTAACGGTTCTACCTACTGGTATTAAATTGGTTAATATAATAACGTAGCATCCATCACGTTCTATTGGAATTCCTTGCCCAACTTCAACCCCATTAACGTATACACGACAATCATTTACTTTTGCAAATTCAACTGTAGTAATAATTCTTTGAATTTTTAGTCCTGTGGTAAATGTATCTCTAACGCCACCACCAATATTATCAATGATTAAATATCTGGTTCCAGGTACTAAATTACTAGGGCCTGTAGTTGTGGGGTCAATTACTGCATCAAAACTTCCTCGCTGCCCTTCTGGTCTAGCCGGCCCTATGATCATATCATTAGTTGGAAAAGTGTCGTCATCCCAGTTAACCACCATCTCAGATCCGTCTAAAGGATTTATGCTTAGATAACCTACTACTTCACTGCCGTCTGGCTGCAACAGATAAATCTTTGCTAATCCCGCAGTATATTTGCCGGGAAGCGGCTGTAATATTACCTGCCAATTTAACCATACTCCGGGTTGTTTACTGCTTACTAGTTTAATTTTACCCTCTGATACAACTATATCAAAGTCACCAAGAGTGGCTTTTGAACTTGCAATAGAACTTGCAGGATATGATTGACCTGCATCAACGTACACACCTAGCCCATCGATGTATGAGTCACTCATACCGGAGCTGTCAAATGTGCTTGAAACAATATTGGTAACAACTCCTAATTTTTTAACCTTTGCAGGAGGAGTAATCCATATAGGAGTTGTTAGTGTTAGAGTAGCAACATCAATTTGTGTAGCAGTTCCCATTGGGACCGTACGACTAGTAAAACTAACATCTCCGAGGTCAACAACAGTTAACGAAGTCCAATCTACAAAGTTATCAGTTGTTTGTATTTCTAAACTTGGATTAAACAACACTAGGATTTGTTCTAGAATTTGTAATTTTTGTTCAGTGCTAGTTGACCAGATATCAGCTTTGACTGATAACTTAAACGGTGTTGGCATTAGTCGCTCAACCGTGTAATTTTGTCCTTGCGTACTAGTATATGCACCAGTCTCTTGATCAATATCACGTTCACGAATATGCATCTTACTAACTAGTGTTGCATCGCCTAGTCGAGTATTATCAAGGTCAAGATCAGTAATGTATATTGAAATTCTTGGAGCACTTTGTAAAGTATTTTCCGAGTTTTGATTTACAATTGTTGCCGCTTGACGATCTTGATCACCGTACATAACTGGAACACGTACTAGTGTACCGTCTCCATATCGAACTACAAAGTTACTTAGGAGTCTAACTATTTGTAATAAGTATCGGCGTATTTGGCCATCATAAAAATATTGCATTATAGATCTGCCTTAGGTTTAAGTGCCTTGCTTAGTGATTGACGTTCTGCAACATTTTCACCGGCAATGTTATCGGTTGCTGTATTATTAATAAATCCAGTTCTGAAAGTTTGGCGAGTATCAGTATTTGACAAGGTAGTGCGAATTGCATCTTCACGTTTAACCCAACGCTTGCTGTCATATCTAAAAAGTCTATTGGGCAAAAAGTCAGTTCTAAGGAAAAAGTCGCCTTCAATTGCACCTGCAGGAAAGGCAATACCGTGCCCAAATTCAACACCATTAGGTGGAATACCGTCACCTAACAAGTACCCACTATACCCGGTACGACTTGGCCTAGCCCCAATTCTACTAGCATCTAAGTGCGTACTAGATGCATCAGGAGGTGCTGTTGCATCGTCGACTGTTAGTAAAGACGTATTACCAAATTCGTCAGCGGCTAGTGAATAAAATTGTTGCGTTTCGTATCCACTTTTTGGAGCATTGGCTTCTGCCTGAGCAAGAATAGCATCATTAATTTCAAGACTTTTAGTCTGTGTACTTAATATACTTTGTAATGTTGCACCAGAGTATACATTAAAATATGCAGTGTTAGTGGGCAATATTCCTGCTGTCGTTGTATCCCTAGTTTGATACAATGTACCCTGATAGCGAACAATTTCTCCGGCTGTGTATATAACTGTAGGATCATAATCACCTACAAAATTAGCATCTTTATCCGTAGGAGTTTTAAGAATGTCAGAATACTGTTGTTGATCAGCAATTTTTGCTAATTTTAATCTGTATAAATGTGGATACCATGTGCGACTAAATCCTTCAGCAGCACGACCAACTTCGCTGATAACAAAGAATCTTGGTAGTGCTTGGTCAGCATCACTAAGTGCAAATTCATCACGCAAATGCGGAAGTTCTACAACGTCTCCTGCTAACGGTTTACGTCCTACTAGTTTAATAAAGTCGTTAATATGCACAGTCATAAACACTGTGTCATTGTCAATAAACAGGCCAAACTGACTTAGATTAAAGTCAATGTCAGATACATTGTACACGCCGCGCACTGTGTATATTGAACTGTCGTATTTCCTATCACGATTTTCAAGGAATAATAAGTCCTGTATATTTGTTTCTTTTACAGCATCGTGCATGGGCATATCTGCAGTACTTTCGCCTGTTAGAGGATTTTTGGGTCCTAGGTATTTGTGCAGATATAAGTCAGTACCGCCTACCTGATACATCTCAGACATGTTGCGATCGTGAAATTTGTAATCGTTGCCTTTCTCGGGCTTATAAAGGGATAAACGTGGCATAGTACAATATTTAGCGATAAATAAGATGGGAGATACAAATGTCAGACAATCCACAACAGGTTAAACAGCAAGTTTTTGATTATTGCCGCGCCATGCTAGGTGACGGTATGATTGACGTTGAGCTTGACCCGATTCATTACGAAACCGCGTTAGATCGTGCGCTAACTAGATTCCGTCAACGTAGCCCAAATGCAGTAGAAGAAAGCTACAGTTTTTTAACCCTTGAGAAAGACAAAAATGATTACATACTTCCTGCAGAAATTATTAATGTTCAGTCTGTTTTTAGAAGAACATTGGGATCAAGAACTGGAGGAGGAACTGGTACAAACTTTGAACCTTTCAATCTTGCGTACACTAATACGTATCTCTTAAACAGTACTATGATGGGCGGCATCGCTACATATTTTATGTTTGCTAGCTATCAAGAAATGATAGGTAAAATGTTCGGAGCCTATATTGAGTTTCAATGGATTCCATCTAGCCGTACTATTAGAATATTACAACGCCCGTTTAGTGAAGGCGAAGTAATTGGCCTGCGTACTCAGAATTTTAGACCCGACTATCTTATCATTGAAGACATATATGCTAAACAATGGGTACGTGATTATACGTTAGCTAACTGTAAAATGATGTTAGGTGAAGCACGTAGTAAATTTGCTAATATTGCTGGTCCGCAAGGC